GGTAATAAGACCAGAATTAATATAACGACTGACAACATCAATCCGCCATTGCTTCACGTTAGCAAAGAATTGAACACCAGAACCGCGAGCTACAACTTCAATAAAGGTTTTACCAGCAGTATAACCAGACCCAGTTGAATTAACTTGAACAGATTCAAGGATGCCGGAATTAATGATTGGGGTGAAAGTCGCCCCGCTACCGTCACCTTCAAGGATTAGCTCAGGTGGGCTAGTATAGTTGCTGCCTGAGTTAAGAACAATAACGTCAACTATTCTACCATTTGAGATAATTGGCTTAACTTGAGCGGTTGACCCAGTATCTACTAAGAACTGTGGTTGTCTATTGTAGTTAATAATACCCTCACTACCATAGTCAGACCCCTGATTATGAACAAATACGGAATAAATCTCACCAGTAAAAATAGGCTGTACTTGAGCTACCGCATCCGTAGAAGAATAGCTTGATACACCAACATTACCAATAACAGAGACCACTATTGGCTTATGATTAAAAATGTGGTCCCCGCTGCCGGAATCACTCAGATCAACAAAAATGTTATTAACATAATTTGAATCCTGATTACCAACACTTGAGAAACCAGCAAGTCTTATGTTGTTATCATCAACTACTTTTACATAATACTCTTGGGTAGTGCTGATACCTGTTGGTGGCGTTCCTGTTGTTGAATAGGTTATAATTTCCTTATCTGAGAACAAATGATCAGGAATATTAAATGTATTAGATGCAGTATTGATTCCTGCTGAACTTATTACACATTTACGGTTCTTATAGTCAGATCCTGAATTCTTTATTGAAATAGACTGAATTTTATTCTTTTTATTTTTTGCTCTTAGAATATGGTTCCCGTTACCGAGTGAAGTTAGATCAATTGGATTGGTTTGATTTACTGCATCATTTAGTGTAGGATAAACTTTTACGCTATTTGCTGAGAGTACATCAATAAAGTATGAGTTACCAGAAACCAAACCACCAACAGAGGTCTGACTTTCGGAATAATAAAATACTTCCTCATATTCCCTGAACTTATGATCTTCAATAGTGGTGATGACATTGGTTGCAGTATTAACACCAGAGCTGGCAGAGAACTGAACGTTATGAACGAAACTAACCAAATTAGCTTCTGCGGTAGCGTCCTTACCATTACCACCACTGATTACAACTTTTGGTCTATCAATATAATCAAATCCAGGGTCAACAACTTGAATTTCAGTTAAATTACCCTTGACTGCAGGATAAACGGTAGCTCCAAAACCAACCTCATCAGAAACAGTGATATTAGGAGGGGAAACTACATCATACCCCTTACCTCCAGCAGTTACCGATACTGATTCAATGCCACCAAAATAAATGAGATCTCTGGACTTATAGTTTAAAAGCTCAACACCATTGTTGAAAATGCCAATATAACCAGGCTCAGTCTTCTTCCCTTCAATGTTCTTTGAAACACTGGCAGGAATCTTGCGAATAATGTCCTGAGTAGAAAGAGACTTGTTTACAAAGAAATCACCAGTTGCAGAACTAAAGGTCAACAGTCCATTCAACTGCCCACTGAATTCAATGAATCTATTATTGTAGATATCGTTTCTACTGCGAGCAATTTTTATCTGGTTAGCAGAAACTCTCTGTACAAAGTAGATTCCACTTTCCAACTCGCTGGATTCTAGGAATGAGTTGTAAGTTACGGAATCTCCGGTGTAAAAATAATGAGTACCAACAGATAAAGTATCTCCAGTAAAGAACCCATCAATTAGAATAGTTCCATCTTTGGTATCCAGTTGCTCTTGATTATAAGTTGGAATAGATGCGGCAGCAATATAAACTGCAGAATCGTCTGGATCAAAATAAGTATTGTGTACGTTGGTATTATAAACGTTAACAAAAGGATAATTTCTAAAATTAGCTTTAGAGATATTCTTTCGGATCTTATAAGTCAAATTTAGATCCAGTTCTCCCTGTCCCCCGATGATGAAACTAGTCTTATCATCAAATGAAATAACGGAGCCTTGTTCAATCAGAACCTGACTATTAATTTCCCCAGTGTTAGAGATGATGGTTGCCCTATCACCCAAGTTGAAAGAAGGAACATCAAAAACCTCTACCTTATAAGAGAAGTTGGAAGCGTCAACTAAAGTGATATCCTTTACATCATAAACGATTGAAAAATTATAGAGCCAGTTTTCCAGTCTTACTTCATCAATGGAAGAATAACCAAGATTGCTGATATTTACAGTTTCTCCCTTGGAATAATACTTGGTTTTAGGAATTACTAGATCTGAAATTACTCCAGTAATTCTAACTTTTACAATGGAGGACCCAAAATAACCATAAGCAAATACATTAAGGCTAATTTCATTTTCTGCTGGGATTTGTACGGTTACTCCAGTACAACCATAAAATTGATTAACACTCTTTGAATCATAGGTTACAGTAAATGAATTTCCATCTTCTAGCACTACAGAGAGTTCACCACTATTAGGGAATCCGACTGTAGAATCAACATCAATTACTGAGCTATTGACTGGAACATCATTAACGATTTTAGTTTTTGGGTGAATATTAAATTCACCAAATACACTGCCTGATACTGTAATGTCCTTATTGTAATCATAGTCAAGACTGATGACATAATAAGTTTTATTGTCCCGGATTATCTTTTCAACTTTAGTTATAGAACCACTTGAGTTATTAAGGAAATCAGATTGATCCTGATACAGGGTTGCATTAATGAGAGTCTCTGGATCGCCCTCAATGGCCTCCACAATGAGATCCTTAGTAATACGATACTGTGCTGCAGATGGCTCAATAAGAAAATCTTTTGGTTTGATAACCTCTACTTTCTTACCGAAAAGAGCCCCAAATAGAATTTTGAATGAGCTATCGGTGCCTTTTGTTCTATAAAAATCTCCAGATTGCTTAACAAATAAAGATTCATTTAATCCGGTAAAGAAATCTTTTTCCTCAAATCCTGGGGTAATGAGGGTCTTTAGCTTCTTAAAGAATTCCTTTAGGAGGTTAGCATTAAGGTTTTCAACTACATCATCAACAGAATGCTCAGCAACAGCGGTCTCTTCAAATACTAATTCTTCAGGATTATCCTGTGATCTATAAGATGTAATGCCACTGAAGCCTCTGTAGCAGTTAATAAATTGAGATTCAGTCTTCTTTTCATAAGAGATAATCTCATCGTTGATTTTAATCAGACCCCATCTATCAGGGAATCCTACAGTAGAGACAACGTTGATTACGTCATCAGAATAAGTAACTTCTTCAGTTAATAAAGTGCTATCGTTGTATCTTGTAAGATGATCAACATCAACATATTTGTCAATATTCTGTAGAATATCAAGAACTCCACCTTCAGAGTCAAGAGAACGGTAATACTGTCGCAGAAATTCTACTGCAAGAGGGTAATCCTCTTTTACATACTCAGGTACGAGGTTCTGGACAATAGAACTAATCTTGACCCTATTATTGCTCATGCTCTGATTAATTTACCGTTATTGTAGCTTGATGTTTGGACAAAATTACTTCCAGATTTATTACTGCCAGAAGAAATGAAGTCAGATACTGTATTTAACACGCTATTATTAACGTCTAATTGTAAATAAAGATCCTGAAGTCCGATAACGTCATTAGAAGCTGGAGCACCAGAAATCTCAACAATACTTTCGGCACCATCAACTTTTACAGTAGACGTGAAGTTTACGGGGAATAGCTTAATCTCTCCCTTTTCGTAATCAATAGTACCTGCTTTTTGCTTTACGATTTTATATTCATCGCTTGCTGTGAGCTTGAAGAATACGATGTTTCCGGTTCTTCCATCAGGGTTTGGAATATCGGAAAGATAAAGAGTATCAAGAATACCCGCAACGGTAAAACCTGAAGACCTAATATTGAATCCTGTATTACAATTAATGTAGAACTGGTTGCCAAAACAGATCTCATAGGATGCAAACTGATTGAGACTTGCTCTCAGGTCTCTTCTGATATAGATCTTAGTAATGTTGGAGGTAACAGAAACATCACTATCATCAATTAGCTTAAGGAACTTACTATACTTAAACCTTGCACCGTAGCGGTTTAAGTCATTGGATTTTGAGTATCTGGTTAGGTTAGTTAAAATAATTGTACTCAAATCATTAGGACTCAAGGTGCTATTGGAATTATAATAAACAACGGAATCATACTCCACATAGATGTACTTAAGATCAATAATCTCGGGAACAATACCAGCGACACTATATTTTCTTAATTCTCTTTTAATGTTGTCTTTAATAGAGTTGGGAACAAATCTACCGTTCTGGGGTTTGATTGAAATGTAAACTCTTCCAAATCTAGGAGGATCCATCTCTTCACCACCAAAGGCGGAAATGGATTCCACTTCAGGGTAGATTCTTGGAACAATAGTTTCGTAATCTCTTGGGGTTACTGCTCTATTCTGGGTAGAGTAGAACCTTGGAGCATACTTTCTTATGGTATTAACATCTTCAATATCTTGACCATTGCTTGATTGTTGAACAGTAGTAATAGAAGAAATGTCGGATGTGACTATTCTACCGTTGTTATCAAACAGTCTGCCAGCAAAAGAGAATTCAAAAATACCGTTGGCAGCAGGGCCATTCGTAATGATGTAAGATGCCTCAATGAAGTTTAGGTTGTCTAACTTCTTACCGAATACACCATCACCAAAGATTAATTCATATCTCTGATCTTCTACTTCCTGAATAAGAATAATCCTTTGGTTTGGGTTATTAGAGTCAATAGTGTAGGATTCAGTTATGAATGTGCCTTCATATACATCTACATCATCAAAAGAAGCGATTCCGTTAACTACAGGTACTGTAATGTCCGCAGGAATACAGAAGGTAAAATTGAGCCCACCAAATGATACCTTAGTACCAGCAACCAGTCCTTTTTTAAGTGTTAACGTCAGTGGTCTGATTGATAGGCTATTCAGATCAACAAAGAATGAAATTTTCGCCCGTGGGGCAGTTATACTTCTGGGTACATAACCAACTAATCTTGCAAGGGAAGCTACATTCTCTCTTAGGGTCGCAGAGTCAATGAATACTTCATTAGAGATTACATTGGCATTATAAGATGAAATATAGGTATTATAGGCAAGAATGTTCACAATGGTAGCAAGATTGCTACCTTCAAAGTCATAATCAGTGAAGTTTGAATTTGACCTAATATAATCCCTAATGGACGTTCTTAGTTCGTCAAAGTTAAGATTAGTAAACTTAGTTAGGGACATTTACCTAGTGGGCTTTAGAGCGAATGATAGTTGTTGGGCTGGCACATCAATGCCTACGATGAAATAGGATATTCTCACATTATACTCATTATTATCAAAGTTGGGTTCTACATCAACTGCAATTAGATCAACCCGTGGCTCATAGTTTTTAATAGTTCTGGTTACTTCATCTTTTAATAGGTCTGAAGTAGCAGCATCCATATTATCAAAAAGTAGCCGAGATACACGGCTACCAACAATAGGATTGTAGAAAACCTCACCCTGAAGTGTCATAACCAGATTCCTTACGGACCTGGCAATGGATGTTTCATTTTTTAAAGTGATCAGGTCATTTGTTAAAGGGTTGACCTTAAAGGTCATACTAATGTCCTGAAAACCTTGGCTAAGGCGCTCTACTGGCATTTTATTCAGCCAATCAGAAGATCTTCATCTTCTTTCTTCTTATCTTCTACCTCATCAAGCTCAAATAGCTCAAGGTCGGTATCTTCACTAATGGCAGTGGCCTTGTCTCTGGGTACTTCTCGTAGTAATTGTGACATATTTTTATAGTATCTATCTTGTTATTTAGCGGGTATTTTTGCATTAAAAAAGAGCCCATTTTTGGGCTCTAACTTATTATTTACCTTGTCCTCGGGTTTTCTTGCTCCGATGGCTGTTTGATCGGGCTGAGAACTTAGAATTCTTTCCCTGACCTTGAGCACTCTTTTTGGGCTTAGATTGAATCAGAGTGCCACCAGAAATAGTCTTACCAATTTTTGCCATTAAATTTCCTCCATAGTAATTAGATTTGGATCAAGTTTTCCTTCATAGGATTGTTCTGCAAGTTCAAGAAGAACGTCTGCACACTCTTCTTCTGTTAGGTTATTGTAGATTATTCTGTTGTCGTATAAGATGTTTAATGGCATAAAATATTATAATATTGTCGCCTTTTCGTGACCAACCCTAATACGGGGATCAACCGCAACTTGGAAGCCAAGTTCTTTTGCATCCAGACAGAAACCAACATCTTC